TGCTGATCCATATATACAGGTCCTCTACAACAAGGGCAAGTAATTATTCCACACAATGAACCTTTTAAGGATGCTGCAGTCCATTGTTGTAAACATGCTTTATGAAATATGTGACCACATGAGGTAACAAGTCTTCGCTTACCTTTTCCAGAAATACAACCATCTACTTCAATGTTTCCATCATTGTCTTCTAAACATATATTACAAGTCACTACGTCATCAATCATAAAAGCACAAAAAGGTGGCAATAGTGTTGTCAACTTAGGCAAAGGTTTATGTTTATCTTGTATGGTTGCCTTCATGCTCATATTTTAAGCTTTTCAATATTAATAATATTAATAATATAATTAAAAAATTATGTAAAAAATAAATATCAATTTTTTTTACATAAGTTATGGCTTATGACTTATGGCTTATGACTTAGCATATGTTAAAAAATAAACAATATCTTTATAACTCATATTAATATTTAACATATTTCTATAAACTTTATAATCATACGGTATTGTAATAGTATGCGTACATTTATTTATAAATGTTATACAAAATGCGCCATCTATATTTTTACTAAAATCTAGTTTTGTTGTTATTAATGGTATGTTTGTTGTTTCGTCAAGTGCAACTATTAATTCACTAACAGTTTTAGGCTTTTTTATTGTACATTGACCGACATAATTAGAGGTTAATATATTAAGATTATAATTTTGTATATTAATATTAGCATAGGAAATAATGTTTATATAGTTTTCTTTTAATTCATAACTAGTTATTTTTTTATTATTATAATCAATTACTAAGTTAATTGCTAAATCATAGTAATAACTAAAATTATTACTACCAATTGAAGCTACATATGCCACACAACCAGAAGAATAACAATAAATAGGTTTGTTGCGTATATTATAGTTTTGTAAATAACCATAGTAATACCAAAATCCAGAAAACCCCCCTCCATTAATTAATACACAATCACTATTATTATTGTTATTATTATTAGTATTAGTAGTATTAATGCTATAGCAGGCTGCAATAATAATGAAGATTTTTGCTAACGTTTCCTTTAATAACATTTAAATTTAATATTTAATAGTATTATGTATTATTATTTATAATAATACCTATTTAAATAATTTTCAATTAATACTTAATTTTTCTAATAAACTATTATTATATATCAAATTACCAGAAGGTTTATATGTTTTAATGTCTTTGTAATCTTTTGATTGCGCAGAAGTAGTTTTAATACTTTTGTTATTAGAAAATAACATATGCTCACTATTTACTGATGAGCTAGCATTATTGTTATTGTTATTGTTATTGTTATTGTTATCGGTGTTGGTATCTTCAACAATAATATTACCATGTTCATCAATAGAATTTCCGGTTTTCTTCTTTATTTCACTTCTAACATAACTAGGTACCCAATGTTTCCAACTTATAAATAACAAATTTGGATGCGTATATCTTACAATAAATCCGTTTTCACGCAATTTTTCAATAACATAAGCAGTACAGTCTCTATGGTCATATTTAGGAATACCTAAAATCATTTCAGGCACAACATACCAACAACAATGTTCGTTTAAAACATTTTTTGAATTATATTTAATTTTATTATGTATTCTTATTAATATATTATTATAATTTTTTAAAACATTCAAATCTTGCTGTTGTTTTTTACTATATAATTCGTCTATATTTAATTTTAAAGAACTGTCTTCACTATCTATTTTATTTGAAAAATTATAAAAAATATCATTGGACATAATAATTTATTTTTAAATTAAAGAAATAAAAAAAAATAAATTATATTATTTATATAATAATAATATACGTTTATATTTATATAGATTTATATATAAATATAAATATTAATGACTATTAAACACTTGATTTTAACAGGTGGTGGTCCTGTTGGATTTGTTGAATATGGCGCTTTAAAATATTTAACTGAAAAAAAATATATTGTTTATGAAAATATAGAAAGTATATATGCAACATCAATCGGATCCTTTATAGGTTTAATATATTTATTAAACCTGGACTGGTTATGGGTCGATGATTATTTAATTAAAAAACCTTGGGAAAATGTAGTCAGTTTTTCTTATACAAATTATTTTTCTTATACAAATTTAGTATATGAAAAGGGGCTAATAAATAGAACTAATATATGCAATGCAATAGAGCCGTTATTTTTAACAAAAAATATACCACTAACTATAACAATGTTGGAATTTTATAATTTAATAAAAATAGAGTTTAATATATATGCTTGTAGTTTTACAACATTAGAGCAAAAAAAATTTAATTATATTAATACGCCTAATGTTATGTTAGTGGATGCTTTATATGTGTCTTTGGCATTTCCATTTATTTTTGCACCGCTATATATTGATGATTGCTTTTATTTAGATGGAGGTATAATACAAGGTTGTCCAGTAAATAATTGTATTACTGAAAAACAATGCGATTATAGTGAAATCTTGTGCTTTATAAATGATAAAACTAAACCTATTGACTTATCTAATCCATATCATAACAATAACAATAACAATGATAACAATAACAATGATAACAATAACAATATTAGTTTTTTAAAATATTTTATTGTTATTTTAAATGCATGGTTTATGAAAATATTAAATATAGAAAATGAGATAATTGTTCATATTAAAAATAGTATAAATGTGGCTTTAGCTCATGAAGGTTCTAATTTAAAATATTGGCATCATGTTTTAATTACAGAAAGTGAAAGAGAGTATTTAATAAATTTGGGATCAACACAAGCAAAAAAGTTTATTAAAACCATGGATTATAATCCTAATTGTACTAGTAATAATAATGACATTATTAATAATGACGACGTTAATAATGACGATGTTAATAATCATGATGTTAATAATGACGATGTTAATAGCAATTTACTAGATGAAAAAATTTTATATTTATTACATATATATTTTAAGTATATATCATATTTTTTTTATATATATTGCATACTTATTGCATACTTATTGCATACTTATTGCATAAAAATATAAAAATATTACAATATTACAATATTAAAATGAATAAAAATATAAAAATATAAAAATATTACAATATTAAAATGAATAAAAATATAAAAATAATTATATTCATTTTAAATATATTAAATGACTATAATTAAACATATTGTTTTTACAGGTGGCGGTCCCGTTGGATTGGTTGAATATGGTGCATTAAAATATTTGACCGAGAAAAAATTTATTGCACATGAAAATATAGAATCACTATATACTATATCTATAGGAGGTATTATAGGCTTAATATATATATTAAATTTTGAATGGGCATGGATGGATGATTTTTTAATTAAAAGACCATGGAACAAATTATTTAATATTACTTATAGCTCATATATTAATATATTATATGAAAAAGGTATAATTAATAAAACTTTTTTAATTAATGTATTTGAGCCGTTATTTTTGGCAAAAAATATTCCGCTAAATATTACATTGTTAGAATTTTACAACTTAACCAAAATAGAGTTTAATATATTTGCTTGTAGCTTGAATGATATAAAGCAAATAAAATTTAATTATATTACTAATCCAAATCTAGAATTAGTGGATGCGCTTTATATGTCTTTAAGTGTTCCCATCCTTTTTGTTCCATTATATATTGATAATTGTTTTTATTTAGACGGAGCTATAATAGTTGGTTGCCCTATTAATCAGTGTATAGCAGAAAAAAAATGCAGTCATGATGAAATATTATGCTTTATGAATGATAAAATGCAACCTATTGATTTATCTAATAACTTTTACAACAAATATTCAGATTATAACATTAATAACATTATAACTAACGATTCCAATTTTTTCGAATATGTATTTTTTCTTATAAAAAAATTGTTTCTTAAAATTTCAAACTTTGAAAATGAAATTATTATTTATATAAAAAATAATATAAATACTGCATTAACATACACTTCAATTGATAGTGCTTATTGGAAACATGTTTTATCAGACGAAACAGAAAGGGCTTACTTGATAAATTTAGGAGTATTACAAGCAGAAAAATTTCTTGATAATTTGGATAATATTGATAAATTAGAAAGCAATAACGATTTATTGCTAACTAGTTCTAACAATGATCCTTTTGATGATATAGAGCCACTATTTAATTCATTTACTTAATTGACGTTTGTAAAAATTCTATTAAATTTTGTTTATTGGGTTTAGCATCATAATCATAGACTTTTCCTTTATATATTAATTTTATAGTTGGATAACCTTGAATTTTATATTTTTCAGCCATTGCTGTATTTTCATCGCAATCAATTTTAGTTAATGTAATTTTATAACTATTTTCGCTATTTAATCCACTAATATAGTCTTCAAATTTTTTAATTTCTGGTAAAGATTGTTTACAATAAGGACACCATTGCGTATAAAAATATAATATTAACACATCGTCGCTATTGCGCTCGCTTACAAATTCTCTATTTAATGGATGCTTTTTATTTAACATGCCTTTAACAACATTATTATATAAAAATATGGTTAGTCCTAAAAATATTAGTGTAATTGCTAATATTATAAAAATTCCTATTTTGTCATTTGCAGTTTTTACAAACTCATTTTTATAATTTACTAAATAACTATTTACTATATTTACTATATTATTATACATATTTATTTATATATATTAAATAAATAATAATTATATATTTAATACATAATAATTATTTATTTATATTTATTATTATTTATTTAATATATAATAATATATAATAATTTATAATAATATATAATAATATATAATAATTTATAATAATTTATAATAATTTATAATAATTTATAATAATAATTTATAATAATTTATAATAATTTATAATAATAATTTATAATAATTTATAATATTAACATATATTATAAAGTAATAAAGTTTTTTAAATATGAAAAAAAGTATTAAAAATAATACAAAGAAAAAATCAAAAAAAACCTACAATAATAAGGATTATAGTAGCGGAGACGGTATGTTAACTAGTATATGGGGGCCAAGTTTGTGGCATTATTTACATGTAATGAGCTTTAATTATCCGATTAATCCAACAAATGTACAAAAACAAAAATATAAACAATTGTTGCTTAATTTTCAATATACACTACCTTGCAAATATTGCCGAATAAATCTTACAAATAATTTTAAAAAGTTTCCATTAAAACCTGAAATTTTTGAAAATCGAAATAATTTTTCGCGTTATATTTTTAATTTACATGAACAAATAAATAAAATGTTAGGAAAGGAGTCGGGGCTAACATATTGCGAAGTGCGCGATAATTATGAAAATTTCAGGTCACGATGCACTATTGAAAAATCTAAACTATTTAATTACACAAAAAAGAAAGAAAAAGAAAAAGGTTGTACAACGCCATTATACGGCAAAAAAGCGAAATGTGTAATAAATATTGTTCCTCAAGAGAAAAAGTGTAAAACATTTAAAATAGATAGAAAATGTTTTAAACATAAATAAAAAATTATTTAAATAATTATAATATTAATTAATTATATTTAATATTTTCTTCTATATTTGCGCGTTTTTCTGCCTCTCCTTTTCTTGTGCCTTGTAGAACGCTTTTTTTTTCTTCGTCCAGAAGCCGTAGAAATAGAGTTAATTAAAGCTTCTTGAAAAATAGTTAACTTATCACCTTTTAAACTTTTTATAAAGTCATCTCGTTCTTTTGTTGTGTGTAATTTATTATAATGATCAACCAGTTTTTCACCAGACATGTTTTGTATGCTTGCTTCGTGAAATGTATTAACATTCTTGTTTGCTAGTAGTTTTTCGGCATCGTACATAGCGTCTTCATAATAATTTAAGTCTTTACCGCGTAGCGTAGTCATAACGCCCATTTGTTGTTTGAGTGTATTATTTGCAGGCTTATTATACATAGTTTTTTCAAATTCAGGAAAATTTTTACCGTCTAGACTACTCATATAGTGCGACCTTTCTTCATGTGTCATTAATTCATTAAAATGATTATGCATATTTGCGTCTTTATTGTATGTATTTAAACGGGGGGTCATTGAAGAATGTGGCAATGGTATAGCCGCGGCATATTGTATAGACTTCATACGTATAGACTTCTTACGTTTAACCATTATATATATATATAAATATTAAAATAAATAAAACATTTAAAACATTTAAAACATTTAAAACATTTAAAACATTTAAAACATTTAAAACATTTAAAACAAATTAAAATAGTTAATTATGTTATAAATGCGTAAACGTTCGAATTCAAAAAGAAGAAAGCGTCAAAATCTTGCCTCTTTTACTAAGAAAAAATTAATAGCCTTTATTAAAAATATAACGCGAAGAACAAGTAAAACTTTTGGAAAGGTTAGAAAACAAAAAGGCGGATGAGGAGGAACATCTTTAGTATAAATTACTAAAGTTGCTAGTAAAAAAATAATACATAACATGAAAATATTATGATTAAACTATTTTATTAGTCTCATAATGTTTGAGAAAGTGTATATACTAATTATTACTCTTTTTATAAAAAGTAAAAGACTAATAATAATAATATTTAGCGTTAAATTATGCTATTTACATACCAAAAGTGCTAAAATCAGCTAATACGGGTCTAGGTAAAAACGCATTATCTATACCTTGCTCATAATTTGGAACTTTCTTACATTCAAAATTGCTTTCTGGGCATCTTTGCGGAGCAGGACAAGGGGCACATTTTG